TTATAACTTTTGCAGTCATCTTCTACCTCCATATTATTTTAGATTTTTTCAAAATATATTAAAATTGCAGTGTTCTGTGGTCTTACACTTTTTATTTTATAATTGGCTTTTCTTCCATAGGTACCTTCAATTTCATCTATAGGCTTTATCCCTTCAAGATAAGCAACATCGCCTTCTTTGAATTTACCATTATATTTTTCTAATGATATTATCGTTTTATACATTTTAGAAACTTTTTCTCCATACAATGCTATATCTGTATTTCCACTAGCAGGCTGAACATTAAAAGAATAAAATTCTGGTTTATTATAAAAATTCACTTCATTTCCATAATCATCTTCTATGGTATCTTTTAAATTTGCTATATAGCATCCTTTATTCCAATTCGAAAAGATATTATTGATTATCAATATTATCCCTCCTTTTAGGAATACCTGCATAAGGAATTAATTCATCCATTAAAGATTCTGGAAGCGGTCCATCGTTTTCTCTAGTCCAACTCAAACCATTTTCCGAATAAGCTTTAACACCAATATTTTCTTCCCACTTATACAGTTCAACACATGCCCTTATCTGCCAATTATAATATTTTTTAGGTAATTGTATTCCTTCATAATCATCTAAAAAAGGATATAATGTAGACAATGCAATATTTTGACTATCCTCTAATAGATTTAATAATTTTGCATTATATTTGTCATTGTCTGCAAATTTATTAGCATCATAAGGAATTTTTTCTTTTAGTTTTTTTAATTGTGCATTCTCTTCCATCATATCCTCCTTACATTATTTTTAGTTAACTTTTGATATAATTCTTGCTAGTGGTATGAATTTATCATTTACATATGTTTTTGATTCTTCATCTCCATCATTTACTATTTCCCAGTTAGCACCATTTGCAAGTTCTTCAGTAGTTGGACTTAAAGATGCCATACTAGCTTTTGTAAATGATATGTATTTAGGTGCATATAGTTTTCTTTGTCTTACATATAAAGTATCTTCTCCACCATTTGTTTTAGGGTCTCTATCCATCTCGTTTGGTACTTTAGCACCACAATCTGCATATTCTATAAACCCTTTTCCTAAAACATATGTTATATATTTGTCTCCATCTTCAGCTGTTTCTATAGGACAATCGTCATCAACAATAACCATTCTTCCGTTCCAAGTACCTATTTCTAAATCTCTTTGGATTCCGTTAGCATCTGTATATGTTAAATAAGTTATTAATTGTAATGTTTCTAATTCAGTTGCTACATCAGAATGCATTATAGTCATATTAAATATAGCTTTTCTATCTCCACTTGCTTTTGTTATTGCTTTGTTTAATGTTCCAGCTTGAACTGAACCATTTCCCTCTGCAGAAACATCATATGTATGTTTATCAACGAATTTTAATCCAGCTTCATCTTTCATTGCAAATATACCAGCCAAAATTGCAAGTATATCATCTTGGTCTACACCATCGAAATATTCTGCAACTTCTCCTGCCATAGCTTGTAATGGTAAAAACTCTTCTCCAGATATATCTGTTGAGAAATCTTTTTCAGTCCAAGCTTTTGCTCTACCTACAACTACTTTTCCTTGTTCAAATGTTTTTCTAGATGTAGCTTCTATGTCAGTTTTTCCATCATAGTTTACAACTGCACCATCTAAATTTCCTTTGATTGGTTCTATAATGTAATTTCCCCCTACACCATCTTTTAATCTAGAAGCTAAATTACTATTAACTACTAAAACTCCTGATTTTTTAAACATATTTAATTTTTCTGATGGTAATTTATCTAAATATTTTTGGAATACTGATGGATTCCATGTCTTTGCATCAAATTTTGCCCTTGTTCATTCCTCCTATTAATTTTTATTATAATTTTGCAAATTCTTCTGGATTCTTTTCTGCAAATTCAGCTTGTTCCTTTGCGCTTAATTTGCTAAAGCTTTCCCAAGTCATTGCTTTTGAATTTGGTGGTATATTACTAGGATTTGGTTTTAAATCCAAGTTTGCCAATTCTTCTCTAGTTTGTTTCGCAGTTACTTCTTTTATATTGTTAAACTGATTAGCAAACAATGTAGCACTATCAATAGTCGCTTGTTCATCTTCTTTTACAATAGAAGCAACTAATTTGTCGGCTTCTTCTTCTCCTACCCCTGCACCAACAAGAATAGATTTTGCTTTTATACTATTTTGTAGTATATCTGCTTGAGCCATTTTTTTATTTAGTTCTTGCTCTTTTAATTGTAATTGTTCTTCTTTAGATAAGTTTGCTCTTTCAATTTCTTCTACTTTTGTTTTATAACCTAATAATTCTGTTTTTTCAGTTGTTAAGTTATTAACTTGTCCTTGTAAAGTTGTAACTTGCTCATTTAAGTTTTTTTGCTCTGTATGAAATTTATTTAATACAGCACTTATTTGTTCTTCAGTTGCATTTTCTCCTAATAACTTTCTCACTTCTTCTCTATTCATTTCTTCCCCCTTACAGTTCCTTATACGGCGAACCTACCATTAGAGTTTGAATTTTTCGCTTTTTAAAGCTGGTTGCGGATGACAGAATTGAACTGCCGACTTTGGCTAAGGAGACCAACGAGATACCTTTTCTCCAATCCGCTATATAACTAGCCTCATATTATTCTGGTATGTAGTAAAAAACTTACTACATACTCAGAATATATTTGAGTATAAAAAAGGAGTGATTTATATAAAAAACTATGTTTTTATATGCCTTATTGGTTTTGTATGTTCAATTCATTTAGTTGTTTAATTTTGTTATTCTGTGTTTGTGTTATTTGATTATTATTTAATTGTTCTTGCTTTTCTTCTTTTTCTTTTTTCATAGCTTGAGCTACTGCATTACTGTCGCCAAATAAATTTATGATTGGTACTGCATAATCTATTGGAACACCTGATGTTAATAAATTCATTAATCCTTGTGTTTTTACTAATAAATTATCAGACATATCTCTATTCATCTTGCTATCTATATCACTTGCTTTTAATGTTTTTATATTACTTTTTTCGTTAGCTTTGCATATCTTTAAAATTACTTTTAATGCATTAAAATCACACATTTTAAACATTGTTTCATCGGTTTTTGCTCTAATTCCAGAACTTGTGAATCCTTGTCCTGTCATTTTCGCTTTTCCTGTATCTCCAGATGTTACAGAGCCATTATCTGTTGCCATTGGAATACCTAGAATTTGATGTAAACTTGTTAATAGTCTTGTATAAAAGACTTGTGTGTCTGTAGCATTTAATCTATTTTGCAGTAAATCCACACTAGCTTTTCTGTTTTCTGTAGATTTAATGTTTACTGCACCTAGCTTTCTAATTTCAGTTATTCCCTCTTCATCAACTTTTGCATTTGTGAAAACCATAATTGCATTTACGAATTGTTCCATATCATCAAAATCTAAAGATTCTAATTGATTTATTCCATCAAATAAATCTTTTCCAATCTCAATTAATGAAATTCTATCTCGATTCACATAGTATTCAGTAATTAAATGCTCGTTTAGAATTATAGGGTCAATTTTTCTGTTCCAAACCACTTCGCCATTTATGTAATCACAAACTAATTTTTTATTTCTCAAATATATATTTATTTGAGGATAATAAATTTTTTGTTCTTCTCCATCAAGTAAAATTACCTTTTCCATATAATTTATAATTACACTAAATAATTGTTTATGAGTCATATCGGCAGAGTAGATAACTTCGCAACTATCTCTGTCAATATTTAAGATTTCAAACGGAGCTTCGTCATCATCTGTAATCTTATTTGGTGCTGTATATCTAAAACCTCTACCAGTTACCAATATATCTTCATAGATTAATTGGTCTTTCGACTCTTTATTTTCAAACCTTGAATATTTATTCAAGACTTCAATTTCATCACTTGATGATTCGTTTAACATTACATATTGAATTGGATTTCCTAACTGCCAAGCTTTTTTAAAATCAACTATTGCATAAGCCCAATTCTCTACTTTTTTATTATTTATTTCTGGTCTAGTTGTTTTTATTTTTTCGTAAATATCCTGATCTCCAAGATAATAATCCCATAGATATTGGATTCGTTTTCTGTTT